CCACCCATTCCATTTGGGGCATAAAGCCAGCTACGATTATCTTGTAAAAAAATACGGCGCCGATGCAGTGTATATTGCCACAAGCGATAAACAAGCACCAGTTACCAGTCCATTCACGTACAGTGACAAAGTGCAGATGATGACCAAATTAGGTGTACCTGCCAGCCATGTGGTCAAGGTCAAAAACCCATATCAGGCCACAGAAATTACCGACAATCTTGCGCCAGAACAAAAAGCAGACACTGTGTTGATATTTGCAGTCAGTGCCAAAGATGCTGAGCGATTTAACTTCAAGCCCAAGAAAGATGGCAGTGCCAGTTATATCCAGCCATTGAGTAGCGCAGGTAAAAAATTACAACCCATGACCAAAGCAGCCTATATTGACATAACTCCTACTGTGAATTTTCAAGTGCGTGGCAAAGATGCCAGCAGTGCCACAGTGGTGCGTCAGTTGTTTATAGATGGCAATGATTCTGATCGTGATCAGATCATCACAGACTTGTACGGTGCCGCAGATACAGGCCTGCGTGACATGTTCAAACAGCGCCTGGGTGTGACTGATCATGTGGTCAAGATGATGCAAGAATGCCGCAGGATTGGCACAGCAAGAAGCATGGCCTTGATGGAACGTATCATACGTGCAGAACGTGAAGTATTACGAGAATTTGCTTTTGATGACACCGATGATCAAGATGAAGATCCTGATTACATCGACGAAAAATGGAGCAAAAAATACAAACGCAGTATCAATTGTGCCAATCCACGCGGATTTAGCCAACGAGCCCACTGCGCCGGTCGCAAAAAATAACAGTCTCGTGTAAACTAGCGTAAATATCACGCTAACTTACAAAGGACATCATGGCTGAAAAAGACGCAGTACCCACAACACAAACTCCCGGCGCAAAAGTAAACGACGTTACTGAACAACCACAGCCTGGACAACAGCAAATACAGGTAAATGTCGATTATTTAAAAACTACCCGTGTGCATATTTGTATGCCTTGTTACGGTGGTATGCTTACAGAATCAACATTCATGAGCTATATCAAATGGGCCAACACTTGCCGTCAATTGGGCATTGACTGGACCATGGAAACCATGACAAACGAAAGTCTGATCAGCCGTGCTAGAAATACCTTGACTGCCAAATTTTTACACAACAAAGATTCTACTCACCTGATGTTTATCGATGCTGACATTGGCTGGGAGCCATGGCACCTGCTGGTCATGCTGGATCGTCAACTGGATGTAATCGGCGGATTGTATCCAATGAAATCGTTGCCAGTCAAATGGTGTGTGAACGGATTTAACGGCGCTGAAGAAGGACCAAATGGCCTACAAGAAGTTACCAAGACCGGCACAGGTTTCATGCTGATCAAGCGTGACGTGTTTGAGAAACTGGACAGCCATCCTGCTGTGAAACCGTTTATGAATGATATTGGCCTGCCTGCTGAACTGAATCCATTCATGAAAACCTACTTTGACACTGCTGTGCGTGAAAATCGCTACTACAGTGAAGACTGGACTTTCTGTGAAAACTGGCGTGATATTGGTGGTAAAGTCTGGGTTGACAAGCGTGTGTTGCTCAAGCACACAGGAACCTATGTGTTTGACTATGCGGCACAGGATCAACTGTACAAGGATCTACATCAGTTGGCCTTGGCCAATGGTGTAGCGGCACCAGTTGATACACCAGCCGCACCTGTTGCGGCACCTGCACCGGTGGCTGCCAAGGTCTTGGCCAGTAGCAAGCCAGTCAAAGCCAAGAAACACAAGTAATCAATTTGCTACACACACTCAAGGGCCGCTAAGTTAGCGGCTTTTGTTTACGCAATAAATACATGAATGAATATTACAGAACTAGATTCCTACAACCTAGCAGACGCGGTCAAGTTTAACGATCAGTTGAATCCACGTTTGTGGGACCAGAGTGAACATTTGTTACCTGAAGTTCGTGAGCGCCTGTTAGAAATAGCCGACGACTTTCGTGAATTTCTAGGAGTAACAGATCTAGCAATCAAAGACATTACTGTCAGCGGATCTAATGCAGCTTATACCTACACTCCCAACAGCGATATTGATTTGCACCTGGTAGTAGATATACCAGACAATCCTGTTTATCGTGAACTGTTTGATGCCAAAAAGTTCCAGTACAACGAACAACACAACATCCGTATTGGTGGCGCCGATGTAGAATTATATGTGCAAGACGCTGATAAACCGCATATCAGTCAGGGCATATATTCGTTGTTGAACAACGACTGGGCACAGGTCCCACGCAGGGTAAAAAGTGTAGTTGATGATACCAGCACCCGTGACAAGTTTGAAAAAGTTGGACGACAAATTGAATCAGCCGTCAAGTCAGGCAGTTTAAAACGCATGACAGGTCTGGCAGAAAAGATTAAAAAGATGCGTCAAACTGGCCTGGAGAATCATGGTGAGTTTGGTCCTGAAAATTTAGCATTTAAAATGTTGCGTAGTCAAGGCTTAATTAAACAATTATATGATGCTCGTAATCGTGCTCGAGACCAAGAACTAAGTTTGGCCGAACAAGAACCCAAACAACCATTTGTGTATGGATTTAAAAAGGTCCAAGAAGCCAGTAGTCCGGATGGAGTCAGTCCTGAAACCAAGATGTTTCTCAGCGAAGAACCTCCGATCAATGATGAAGGTGTATTGCAAGACTTTGTGGATTTTTGTGCGGCCGAATTAAAACTAGAACAGATACCTGCTGTCAGACTACGTAGAGATCCACAGTGGTCGGTGCGTAATAGAACATTTGGTCGCTACACCGATGACCAACACATGCTGGAAGTGGCCTGGGGCAATAGACACATCATGGATGTGCTCCGTACTGTGGCACATGAACTTACTCACACACGTCAACACGAGCGTGATGGCGATCGCATGGGACCAGCAGCTGGAGAAACTGGTAGCCCGTATGAAAACGAAGCCAATGCCCGTGCTGGTGTATTGATGCGTGACTATGGTCGACTACATCCAGAACTGTTCGATGCTGATCAGCAAGGTGTGGCGGAAGGCTTGACAGAAGCTAGAAATAGTTTATTTGCCTTTGTAAAGCAACATTTTCCAAGTTGGCCTGATTATGTGTTGAAAGACTTCTTGTATGCACAAGCCAAGGGCATCCGTGACCAAGCAGAGTTAGATGATTTTCTGACAAGAAACAAACAAGACTTTGGTAATTGTAAATGGACACTGACTAAACTGCCCGTAACATTTGATATCTTTACACCAAAGACTCAGCGTATGCTTGCCAGTCGAGAAGGCGGTAGTTCCAATCCTTTTCAAGTGCCGCGTGACGCTGAAAGACACGCACAGCAATCACAAATGATTCAGCAAAAGGGTGTGAGTGCAGAACCAATTATTGTTGCTAAATTATCAAACGGTTATGATTTGATTGAAGGTTGGCATAGAACTATTCAGCATTTGAAGGCATTCCCGCAAGGATACACTGGCCCTGCTTGGGTCTGCACCGGCGCCACATACAAAAGTGAAAGTGTCGATCAAGGTGTGGCGGAAGGTTATGCACGGAATTTAAATTTTGATCAAATTTATGGCAAGTATTTAAAAATTACTGACAACAATGGTAATCCTAACAATCCTGGATTCAGCCTTGTAACTCCATTAAATGGTGCATCGTGGAATTGGAGTGAGCGTCCAGAGTTCAAGGAGTTGGTCAAACGCAAATTAAATCAACCAGGCTGGTTAGGCAATCACAAGTATCAACAGATTATTGATGCTATGTCTGGAAATGAGTTTGATCCTGAAAAACATTTAGTCAAAGGTCTAGAGGAGCAAGAACTTGATGAAGGTCTTCGAAGTCGCACAGCCGCTGCCGCTGTAGTGGCTGCCTTGTTGGGTCAGCCCACAGGAGCCATGGCACAGAGCATACAGGGTATCCTGGGCTTTATCCGAGATGCTGGCACCGTAGCACAACAGGCCCAAAACATAACCCGTGTTGGACTCAATGCGGAAGTGCAACAAGAAATTGTCAATTATGTGCGTGGTGTGGGTGGCGATGCTGGCAGTCAAAATCTCAGCCAACTGTATCAACTACAACGTCAACTACAGCAACAAGAACCGCCACAACAGGATCAGCAGTATCGTCAGCCACAGAATGAAAGTGCATCAGGATATATTCCCACAAAACGGCAGGCCAAAGATCCACGATACAGCATGGCCTTGACTGTGGATATCAAACCAGGACAGGTGGGCAAGGAAGCAAATAAATTAAAACTACAGACAGATCGACAGGGTCATCCGCAGATAGCCAACCCCAATGGTCTAGTAGAAGCATTGATGATGGAACTCCAACAGTTCCAGACCTTAGACGAAGTGCGCATGGCACCTAGCGATCTAAAACGGTTTGCTGCCAGTCCTGAAGCCAAAGGTATCCGTGCCGGATTTGAAGCTGAGCTAGTATTCACCGGCATAGGCGAGGAAAGTTATGATGACCTTGAACCTGATTATGGTGCAGACGAGCGTGCCTATAGTATACAGCAGGTCTTGGACTTTTTTCAAAACGATGACTCGGGCTATGGCATAAGTGATGGTACCGCTAGACGGGTAGAAGAACAACTGGATGAAATGTGGCTGGAGTGGCGCGACGAACAGATGATGGATGATTGGCGCAGGGGCGACAATGAAGAGCTGATCAGCGATGCCTTGTTGGACGAACAACCCATGACCGAACGCATACATGCCGCATTAACTGATGATATGGAATTGACTGATGACGAAGCCGACGCTGTTATAATTTTACAAGCTCGACGCGAACGTGGTGAAATTGAGGGTAGTGACATGACTGAACCGCAGTTGGAACAGGCCACCCAATACAGCAAAGCCAAATCCATTGCGTATGATGCGCTGGCTGAAGAAGTAGAACAATCGATAGAAAAACAAGATGGCATCTACGATGCGGCCTTGCAAGCCTATAGCGAAAATTACTCAGGTGATGACGACAGTTTCTTTAGTGACGTGGGTCTACGTTATATGAGCGACATTGCCGAGCAGTTTAGTCTAGAGTGGCCTTATATGACCGGTGGCGGTGGTGGTGAAGGTGGCTGGAGCGAATACAATGCTGATCGTCTGGGTGATAGCCTGGCCAAGGCCCTGGGTGTAAAAGTAAAAGTGTCAGGTGGATATCACAGTGCCACTAGAGATGATACCAGCTGGATCATTGAACCTGATTCGAGTCTTGACTCGGATGAATCTGACAACATGTCAGCAGAAATTGTCAGTCCGCCCATGCCGTTGGATGAATGCTTGACAAAAATGGAAGAATTTTTTGCCTGGGCCGAAAGCGAAGGCGCTTATGCCAACAGTAGTACCGGTTTCCATATGGGTGTGAGTTTGCCCACCAAATTCCACGAAGACGTGGACTTTACAAAACTGGCCTTGTTCCTAGGTGATGAATATGTGTTACGAGAATTTGGTCGTGAGGCAAATACCTACTGTCGGTCGGCCATGGAAAAGATTCGTGATCGGGTAGGATCTGATTCAGGATCTGCAGTCAGTGGCGCACTTGACCTAATGAAGAATAACCTGCTAGAATTGGCACACCGCAGTATTGCTAATAACATGGGCTTTGGCAAATACACCAGTATCAATCCCAAAGGCAACTATATCGAATTCAGATCAGCCGGCAACAGCAATTACTTTGAAGACATTGACAAACTAAAGAATACCTTGTTACGTTATGCCCGTGCTATGAAGATTGCCGGCGATCCTTCTGCAGAACGCAAAGAATATGCCAAGAAGTTATACAAACTAATTTCTCCTGCCCAACAAGATCCTGCCTTGGCCTTGTTCTCACGTTTCAGTGCTGGTGAACTTACCGGTAAAGAACTCAAGTCACAGTGGGCTGAATTGGCCTTGATGAAGGAAAGACCCGGGCGCGGAGAAGATCGTGAATGGGAAGCTGTTGACTCTTACACTGACGAAGTGCTGGCAACTGTCATGGACTATAGTCGGACCAATGCTACCAACTACTTCCGTGATACCTTGGGCAACGCCTACAAATTCCGAGTGCGCGAAAAAGAAATTGAACCTGTTAGTGCTCGTGCCAAGCTGGCCAAGCGTATCAAAACACCCAAAGAAAAAGATGATCAACAGGACAGTGAAAATTTACAGGCCCGTGTAAGTGCTGATGTGGCCAACGTGCAACGCCGGTGGGAGTTTTATCGTGCTGAAACTGGTGCAGTAATTGATACTGTGGATGATATCAACATGATGCAGGCCAATGCTGTCAGAGCAGACATAGTGCGTAGATATGGACATGCTGATGACAGCGTGAGAATGCGTAGTGTACCTACTGAGCAGTCAGCTGAACGAGTTCGTGCCAGGGCCACTCTAGGCGAACCAAGACCAGCATTTGGTGATGTAGCTGATGTTGAACCCGACGTGGCACAAAACTTTCCTGCCGAACCACAACAACGCAACATAGGCGGGTCTTTGGCCTGGGAAATATACAATCGTGAAACTGGAGAAAGAATACGCACATTTTGGAACAGCAACGAAGCTGACGCCATACGATATGCCCAAGAGTATACGGATGATTATCCTATTCCTGGATCCTATAGCATAAGACCGCAGATGACCACAAATGAGTCAAGAGATCTGCGTGAATCTGCCATGATGGGCAAGATCGAAGCCACAGGAAAAATTGTCAGAATCATACGCAAACAACATTCAGTCAAGTTCAGTGATAAAAAAGACTGGTTGTTGATTGACACTGATCCAGGAAAAGGCAACCAAGGCGCAGGACTCAAATGGCTTCCGGCCAGCACAAGATTTGAATGGGTAAGACCCTACAGAGAAACCGTAGATGAAGCATTTGATCAACCCTATCCATTACATTGGGCGTCTCCCAGGGACGACACGGTTCTTGCAATGACCAAATTAAATGACGGCTCGCCTTTGGTCATTAGGTTCGATAGCGAAGGTGATCATTGGCAAGTTGTATTTGATAGAAATAGCAGTTACGAAGTTACCGGTGAAGGTGACGCACAAAGAATATTTGCCACAGTATTGAGCGCAATCAGCCAGTTTGTCAAAGAACACGAACCACAGTCACTGACATTTTCAGCCAGCAAAGACGTTGATACTGGGTCAGCAAATCCAGAAAGTCGTGCCAAGCTGTACAACAGGTTGGTCCAGCGTTATGCCAGTTCTGTGGGATACAAGGTTCACTCAAGAGAACAAGGCGATGAAGTTGTATACACACTACGGCCAAACACAGTTACAACGGAAGCAACGTATCCAGGAAACATTGGCATGATGGAAGTGTCCAAGTTTTTTAATATTGCCACTCCAGAAGAAAAAATCAAGTTCAAACAATTAAAAGACGCAGGCGAAACCAGTAAGGCCTGGCGATTGATACAACAAGTCATCGGTGTCAAATTACAAGGTAACGAATTTGCCGAACAAATGGTCGAGAAAGATGTAGACGAAAACTTTGCGGATGGCAAAGTCAAAGGTAAAAGTCGCCCCGGGCGTGTGAAACGTTCCGGTGCAAGTTGCGACGGTTCAGTGACCAGTTTGCGCAAACGTGCTAAAAATGCATCAGGTGAAAAGGCAAAAATGTATCACTGGTGTGCTAACATGAAATCGGGGAGGAAAAAATGAAACAGTACACAAAACACAGCCCTGGTTCACAATACAACCTACAGGAAGCAGTGATACCAGGATTCCATGTGTATCAGGCCCGAGTCAAAGTCAAAAACGAACTGTATACTAATTCCATGGACGTGGCTATATTTGCCAAAAATCCGCAAATGGCTCGCCAACTGTTGACAGCACAATACGGCAAAAACAGCATTGTGACCAACGTGGTGCAAATTGCATGATAGCTCCACTGTTGTCAATTATATAGGTCGACCAAAAACAAGATAATCATCCTGTAACAGGGCCGGCTAAATACAGCATGGCCCGTAAATTTGTTCGATTACTAGCAGATGTACACTGTAAATGGCAGGGATTGAGTCCTATTTACAGAGCCTATGTCAACGACGAATTATTTGCTGAACGTACCTGGATCTGGACTGACAGCTATTTGCGGGAGTGTTTGCAGATTGAAGCAGAACCAGGTAACTATCATATTAAATTTGAACTGGTGCCACCACATCTGGCCCGGTTGACTGTGGACAACATGCGTGTTGGGTATGGACCTGCCACAATAGACAACAATATTCTTAGGATCTCAGATGCGACTACGTGAATTTATTAACCTAGGTGAGGATGGTGGTACCACCAGTGGCAGCATAGCCACAGTTGCTACACCCTTGGGCGGTATGATTTCAAGAACTGGTGACAGTTTCTTTGCTGGCGCTAAATACACTAACGACTCCACGCCTAACACGCCGGATAGTTATAAACAATACAAACGGAAAAAAAATGTTAAGCGATGATTTAAAAATCCTGTTAGCCAGCCAATTTGCCTACTACTTGAAGGCACAGTACTTCCACTGGAACGTGGAAGGGTCTGACTTTGCCCAACTACATGATTTTTTCCAAAACATCTACGAAGATGCTTATAGTGCTGTGGATCCCATAGCCGAATACATTAGAGCTTTAGAAGATTATGCTCCTGGTAGCTTTGAACGCTATCAAGAACTTTCACAAATACCTGGACAAACCAAAGTTCCTCGTGCCCGACTCATGATTGAAGAATTATTAGCCAACAGCTATACCATGGTGGATGTATTAAACACCTGTTTTGTTAGTGCTACTGAAGAAAACAAACAAGATATTGCTAACTTTATAGCAGAACGCTTGAGCCAACAAAACAAATATATGTGGCAATTGAGAAGTTTCTTGAAAGATCAACGGGCATGATATGGACCACAACAACATATACTCCATAGTGGAGAGACTGGCTATCCTGGAAGGTCGCATCACGCCGACCTCAGTCAAGCACGGTCTCAACGCACAACAGAAGTCAGTGCCTCAGATGCCAGCATTATTCAAACCACGAACACAAAAGATTCTAGGTGGTAATCCTGATGCTAAAGATCCTGTCAGTGGCTACATGTTTGGAGACAGCGTGGAGAACGACAAAGAAATGGCCGAAGATGTAGTAAGCAAGGTCCGTAAAAGCCTAAGCGACTACTTGAGCAACTTGCAAGATGAGATCAAATCTGATTCAGATTTACGGGATAAAACCACAGGTGATAGCGATATCAAAGATAAACGGCCAGACCACAGAGATCTCAAGCCTAGAGACGTGACTCCAGCCGCTAAAGTACTAGAAATGGCCACGGGTCAGGTATGTGAAATACACGGCAACGATAAAGAAGGTTATGAAGTACGACACGGTGATCGCACCTTGCCCACACGATTCAAAGACATAACGCATGCCGAAATGGCCGTAGAAATGTACAATGCTAGACTACACGGTCGAGCACCTGAACAACACCCAACACAGTCTGTGCAACCAGACTGTGACCCTGACTATATAGAAGAGAAATAACACAATGATAATATTTGACCTGTTTGAAGACAACAACGAAAAACCCCAAGGCGTGACAGAAGGCACATTGAATGAATTGACTGGATACGGAAGCAATAAAGCATATCAATCCGTAGAGGCTTATAAGCGATATGATGTGTATGTAAGCAGAAAGAAATTTAACAATATAGCGTTTATTGCTGTGGCAGAAAATCCACGAACACGTGATATATCATTCAAGGCCCAGGGCAATACACCACAAGAGGCAGTGGATAATTTAAAAGCAGAAATTGATCGTGAAATTGACACGGCTACCAAAGTGAGTGGACAAGGTATCTTGGACTTCAATGTTGATTTTGTAAGAACTATATTAGAACTAAGTTCAGAAACTTTTTATGCTAAAATTATACCAGGTCCTAGACTGGTGATAGCCGGTTCTGAAATGATGCAATATCCCGATATCATGAAATCTGAAGGATTCAAGCCTAGTAGCATTAGAACATCTAACAGTACTGAAGGTACCACTCCACTTCCAGGAGTTTCACTAAGTTCCAAAGCGGCTGTGGCCGCAAATCTTATTGCCAATGGTAGGTATGTGCTGGGTGATGAAACAGTTGATAGAGATGGCAATAGAGTATTTGACTTGAACTTTGACAGCGTGGTACAGGCATCAAACGACAAAATGCGATTGCGAGCACCTGCTGTTACTGTAGGAACAAATAGATCCCCTGGTGTGACAGAAGGTCAATACGAAATACACCATTTAGATCCTGAAGGACGTCGCAAGGCAATCTATCATCACGGTAAAGGCTACACTGACGATGTTGTGCGCAAGGATACCCAGTATCATCAAAAGCAAAATCCCAGAGATACCTTTCGAGTATTCAAAGACAAGCAACCATTTGACTGGCAAGACATGGCAGAAGGCAAGAAAAAGAAAAAAGCTTCAAAATCTCTAGGCAGATATTTCTTCCCGGGTTATGGTTATTATGGTAGTGGGGAATCTGGCGAAGGTGGTGGAGATGGCGGCGGAGGCGAAAGTGTCAATCGAGGTGTAGCCGAAGCCATCAGAGAAAAAGGTGCCCTCAAAGCTGCCCAAGATGCCGCCAAGTTTATTGTTCGCAATCTTGATGATCGTAATGCGTTAAGAAATTACAGCGCAAACTTTTGGAGTCCAGAAAAATTCTATCAAGGCGCCACAATGGCCATGCGCCCTGGCATCAGCGTTGACGATATTGCAAAAGCTATCAAACAAGATCGTCCGGCACAGTTTGAAGGCATGGCGGAAAGTCTAGAAAAGTATGAACGCTATCAATACATTGTCACACTGAAATCTGGCAAGCGGATCAGATTCTTATGTGGCGAAGACTGTGATGTAAAAACCTATATTGAACGCAAGTATAACGAACCTGTGGTTGACATCAAGGACCAAGGCATAGTAGGAGAACCTCCTGTGGAACTGTTGCCAGGAGAGCCAGGGGAAATAAAAGAAGGATTAAAAAGCACACTAGGTGCAGCCGCATTAGCAACAACCATGGCCTTGGGTGCTGGTGGTGTCCAAGCTAGAGTCATGCCCGGCGATGATCCTAACATTAACCGTTTAACTGGACAACCAATTGCTACTCAACAGGCCAATGCCCCAGTTGACCAAGAAGTAAAAGCACCTGTGGCCAGTAAAGGATTTAGTAAAGAATATTTACAGAAGGCCGCAGATCCTAATAGATTTGGACGTTATTTGATCAGCATTGAAAAAGCACAAGAATTACTAAACCAATTAAACGAAGTCAGTCCTGAATACATAGAACGCTACAAGAAAGAACATGGCCGGCGAGCCACTGCCGCTGATCAAGCTGGTGACTATGCCAAAGGTCATGAACACTTCAAGAAGATCAACAAGCTAACCAAACAACAGTTCCAGCGTGGTGCCAAGCCTGAAAAGGTTGATGAGATCAGTAACTTTATGACTTTGGCTCCCAAGCCAGTCAGCCCAGAAGAACAATGGAAACGACAAATTAGACTATTGGCCAAGCAGTATCAAACCAATGCCAGTTCACTAGCAGCTCTAGCTAGAGAAAATGGTCCTGACAGCGCAGAAGCTGTGGCCTATGAATACTTACGCAATCCAAGTAAAATCCGTGTGCCCGGAACAGCCGCACCTGCTTCTGCTGTGAATTGGGATGACGTGATTCGCAGATTGCCAATGGGTCTCAGTGGCATGGCCTTGCTACAAGCGGCTGAAGAATATTTAATCAACAATAGAGGCATGTTGCGTAGCACAGTCAGAAGTTTATTAAACAACGATGAAAATCAGCGCACTTTGTCAGCAGCCTATGCCAAGAAAAAAACTCCTGCTGAATCTGTTACAGAAGAATCAGACAATGAAGCAGTTGAACAGGCCATTGTTCGCAGAATCATGGTTGGCCGTACAGATTTGTTATTAAAGTATGGTCCCAAGAAGGTAATGCAGGCTGTAGAAGACGTTGCTGATTATGTTGGCTCAGTAGATGAAATTGGCTCCAGTGATGTAAGTGGCTGGGTGCGTCAAGTTGAACAGGCACTGAGCTAAAATGAGGTTCCAAGAAATACTTGAAGCATGCTGGACTGGTTATCAACAACAGGGCATGAAGAAAAAAGGTGACAGGATGGTACCCAACTGTGTGCCTGTAAGCGAACAAGAGATGGAAGAAGATCTCAAGAAGTGGTTCAAGGAAAAATGGGTGCGTTTTGGTCCAGACGGAAAAATCCGTGGAGACTGTGCCCGGGGTAGCAGTAGCGAGGGCAAGCCCAAGTGCTTGCCACAAAGTAAAGCTCATGCTCTAGGCAAGAAAGGTCGTGCATCAGCCGCGGCCAAGAAGCGTAGACAGGATCCCAATCCAGAACGACGTGGAGCTGCAAAAAATGTTGCCACAAAGGTTCGTGAAGCAAATGCCTGTCCCGAATGTGGTGGCATGGCCTACGATGATCGTGTGTTGGCTGAAAAACAAGACGCCTGCTATAACAAGGTCAAGAGCCGTTACAAGGTCTGGCCGTCCGCTTACGCATCAGGAGCCCTGGTCCAGTGCCGTAAAAAAGGTGCCGCCAATTGGGGCAACAAAAGCAAATAATCACAACAAGAAATAGCCATGCAGATAAGTGATTTTCAAATCAGTAACCACGACAAGCTGGATGCTATCCTGGTACGCCTTTGCGAAATGGTCATACAAGGTCAAGGCAAGAAAGGTAATCTTGGCATGGTGGCGGCCGCTGTGCTTGATCCTGATAACAACTGTGTGGTGGGCATCAACTACCCCACACGAGACGGCCGACGTGTGCATGGTGAGCGTGCGGCCATAGACAGTTACACAGCCAGATTTGGCAACATACCGGCCGGCAGTATCATCATCACAACCTGTAGTCCTTGCAGTCATGACATGAGCGAACGGGCGGGCGTCAATTGCAGTGATCTAATCGACGAAGTTGGTGTACATAAAGTGTATGCTGGCTATCAAGATCCCACACAAGAATTTGGTGATAAAAAGTATCATATTGAAATCACTGGCAATCCCAAGATACACGAACTGTGCGAACGCTTTGCTGCGACATTCCTCAAGGATGAACTGACTGAATTAAATTTTTTAGGAAGTCCCTGTACCAAGGACTGCTCGGGACATAGAGCTGGTTATGCATGGTCAAAACAGCGTGGCGGCCAATCTGGCAACAGTCCATTCAGTCCCAGCTTCAATAACGGTGCCCAGCTTTACATTGACGGTAAGTAGTAGCAATGGCACACATAATAGCAAATCTTCCAGCGGTAAAATGTTTTGTTCGTAGAGAGTTTTTGTATGATTTTGAAAAAGGTCATGGTGAACTTGAACCATGTTGGTGGATCAGTGTCAAATCATTGCGAGGTCAAGCGTTTAGAGTTGAAGCATATCTAAACAACTATGGCGCCTTGTATGACAAATTGCCATTGCATGCATTTTGTTGGAAACCCATTGAAGGTGAACCATTGCCATTGGATTATTTGCAGTTGTGGGATTGTTTATCTTATGATATCACTGTGTTGAAAAAAGCACAATTACAATCAATGAAGTGCAAGTTTAAGTTAAAGAGTGGAGGTTGGATGTATGGTGTATATCTTTTTACAGTCGATAGTGCCCATCCTGATTTTAATGTTCTTGATACTGGCTTTTCTGAAGATGTCGAGGATCACAAGTCTTATAATTTCATTCAGTGTGATAATGGGCAGTTTGCTGCTCAGCCAAATAATCGCTTGATCGTACTGGAGCCAAGTAGCAATCCCAGAGAGCTGAAAATACCAGATTTTAAAGTGGCAACAAAACGATGGTCAGTGGAGACTGATTCCAAGTGGGCACTTGGTGAAACCAACACAGTGATGTACGAAGACTAGACCATGTATCCATATCCTGTATATCCTGAACAAGAAAATCCTGAAGATGATCGACCACGACTTCCTTACGCACCAACATAGAATTTGGCCTTAGGACCGAATGGCCGTTCCCCGGGCCTTGACAACTAAGATTCGCTACCTAAGTTGTTATTAACAGGGGAATTTTTAACTCAATAAGTAAGCTATGATTCCTACTTCTTGTATTCCTTTAAGGGTATCTGGCGATATCCGGACTATAAAACTTACTGAAGAAATACTCTGGTGGTATCCTTGGATTGAAGATCTCCGACACAAAAACATTTACCTAGATTTACATCTTCCGTGGAAGGCCGACGGCAGTTATCCAGATGCACCACCATCTGGTTATGAATATTATATAACAAGCGGAGATAGTCTAATGTTTGGCTGGCCAGAACATGTGATTGATCGCATCGATGGCAAGATAATACATCTAACTGGCTCATTGATGCCTGATTCATTTGACACTGATCGCATACGATATGTGCCATATAATAGTGCTCATAGACGTATACAAGGTGTTGCTCGACCAGAAATAGTTAAAAATATACAACACAAAGCCAGTGCCCTAACCAGTGTTATCCGTCACAGCAAGGCTATCGTCTTTGCAGCCTTAACCGACATACTTGGTGAAAAAGATCGAGTGGTATCATTGAGGTGTAAGTTACCCCTTGATAGCCATGTACACGGGTGGCAGTTGTCTAGTAATACAGTTTGTGATCATTACATGACAATGTTTAAAGATCAATGGTTAGGTAAAAAAATAAGTTTGCCCAGCGACAACAACATAGATCATTCGTACCGTAACAGTGCTTATCAAACGGCGGCTTTAAATTTTACCATGGAAAGTTATTTTTATAGTTTCATGGACAATGGAACAAGATCGTATGTAGAACCTGGACCGTTTGTCACAGAAAAAACCTGGAAATGTTTATTATCACGTACAGCATTTATTCCAGTAGGACAAATGCATACCTATAAATGGTTTCGCCAATTGGGATTAAAATTCAACTATGGAGAACTAGATCTTGATTTTGATAACGAGAAAGGCAATCTCACCAGATTAGAGCAGATTGTTAACTTAATCAAATCGTTACAGTACTGGTCTGCACAGGATCTTTATGAAATGACCCTGGAAAGTACCTTGCATAATCACGACCTGGTCACTTCGCAAAAATTTTGGGACGTATGCGAACAGTCAAATACACACGTTTATAAAATTTTAAAAGGACTAGCATGATCATTGGCAACGATAAACCTATACGTATCATTGGTTATGCAGAATCTTCAATGACCCAGGAGTTTGTTGGAGAAATTTCTTGTACCAGGTCAGTCACTGTAGTAGAAACACAAGATTTTTTGAACAATCCTGATACCCAGTTCCAATATATTGTTTCTGTCAGTGTTAATTTTGCTGAACGAAAAAACGTCATTGACACAGTAGACAGTCTTGATCTAGATTTAATTACTGTGATTAATGATCACTGCCTGATTGGAAACAATCCTGCACCAGAGATACAACCTGGTACCTTTATTTTTCCTTTTTGCAATATTAGTCTAGGAGCTGCCATTGGCCGTCATTGTATTATAAGTGCGTACAGTATGCTAGGACATTACAGTACCATTGGTCGTAATTGCGTACTACGGCCTGGCGTCATGGTCACAGACAAATCTACTGTGGGCGATAATTGTGTGTTTAATATTCGCTCAACTGTGACCAATCGTGCAACTGTTGTTGATGATGTTGAACTTATGGCCTTTGCTAATGTGGTCAAAAATATCACACACCCAGGTCAATACATTGGATCCACAGCTAGAAAATTTGTTGGGTCTTGAACACTGACAACTGATTTAATGGTTTGTAATCCTGCCATGACCAAGTTCGTGTAGCGGCAACATTGTGCAATTGATCAAACAACATGATTCCGCGGGCAGCATCTTCTGGAGTCATGTAATAATGATATCCCGCAGTATCAACGTCATCGGTTTCCCATAGTATCTTACGATCACGTCCATCTCTAACCATTTTTTGCAATTGATTATATTGATCGAGACTGTCCGTCAATATAATGCCACCACGACCAATAGGAAGATGTTTTTTAAATTGAAAGCTCAAGCACATCAAATGCCCAGGCACATATGAATCCAATTTCCACGTTCTAGCAGCATCAATGACAGGCAAAGGATCAAGCAAGTACTGATCTGACCATGCGATATTTTTAAATCGCCATGAATGATTGATTTTGTCCATCATCATGGGCACACTCATATAAGTGTGCAACGGTATGTCCACTTCAAGCTGAAAACAATTTAATAGTCTTAAACTCAATTCAAGTGCATGAGTACAACAATCTGTGGCCACAGCGTAGGGAGCACCAAAAAATCCTGCGATTTTTTGTTCAAACAGATCTACAACTTGCCATGTTTGTTCAAATTCATAGCCAGCCGCCCGTAATTGATCAAGTTCAGTTCTGAATAGGGACATTTAAATTTTCTCCACTAAGTTTTGTATAATCTGTTGACAAGACAATATTTCAGTGACATGATCGATACCATGTCCAAGATAAACATGGCTATCTTTCTTGCCATTTAATCCACGTACCAATCCAATGGTGCCGTTTGCGTCGTCGGGTCCAGCGTAGTTGCCAAACTTCAAGGATGATTGTTTGCGTTTGACTCCGCCAAAGTCATGAGTTGATTGTACCAGATCCTGGGATTGTTTTTGTATTGCTGCAAGTTTAGTTTCTGTAGCCATTGTACTTTCTACACTTAGTGCCAACACTGTGCCCACAGCAACCATTTCAGCGCCCAGGTTGATATAGTCTTGAACCTGGTCGGCTGTGCCTACACCACCGTATGGTATTAGCATGGCACTGGGAGTCAGCTCACGCTGTTTTAAAAATGTTTCTCTAACAGGAATGTAAGAACTAAATCCTGCACTCTCGGCACCTTTGATACAAAATCCATCTAGCAAATGCCGATCCATAGTGTCTTGATCCACTGTTTCATACACACGTTTAAAGATCTGTGTTCCTTGCTCTTTTAACGGTCCAAGTAATTGTAACAATGTCACTTCTAATTCTGATTCAGAATCTGTTGAGCGATACATATTGGTCTTGCCATAGATAATTTCTACAGTAGGAATGTTGTGTGATTGAACAATGTCGTGTACAACTTGATTATCAAATTCATTCAGTTCAAAACTCAAATGTATACAGTTACTATTGGTCAGTTTGACAAAACGATCCAGGTCTTGTTGCATGGCCTGACTGTGTCGATTGTATGTCCACGAACACAGGCTGGGATATCCACCTGCCGCATGTACAGCCACAGCCAATTCTAGTGTACTGCCACGATTCATACAGGCTTCCAGGATGGGATATCTTGATTGGAAAACGTGTTGAGTCATTTAGAATCAAACTGTTGTCGTAAAAAACTCCTGGAAATTTTACCAGAAGCAGGAACAGGTATCACATCAACCCGAGTTAACGATCTGGGCCTAAGATGTGGATCCAGTCCAAGTAAAAACTGTTGGATTTCTGTGGACTCACATTCACCCACATATACACAGTTGAGTTCGTGATTGCCAAATATCGCACACGCCTCAAGAGTGGTGATGTGTTTCAACAACTGTGATTCTAAACTGACGGGGTTGAATTTCTTTCCTTTAATATTCAATTGATCAACGCTACGGCACAAGATGCGATAATATCCACGGTCGTCTTGTTCGGCCAAATCGCCGGTATCGATCCAGTCATTGGTCCATACGCCCGGGCCGCGGATCATCAAATGCCGATTGTCAATGCGGGCTTCAATGCCCGAAGGCAGTCCCACGGTGCCCATGCGTTGCTCACCGTGTAAGGGATTGGTAAAACAATGGCTATAGGCTTCAGTCATACCAAACGCTTCAATTATGGGAACTTGGAATCGGTCTTGAAGATCTTGGAATAACTTGCCGGGCATGGCTGAACTGGCACTGCGAATAAAACGCAGGCTATCAAAAGCCAATTGGCCAACGGTCTTTAGCACATCAGGCACAGCGGTAATAAAAGTAGGACTGTAGCTGGGCATGTTCCTAAGATTGGCTATAGATAAAAAATGTGCTTCGCAACCGATCCGTTTAGCAACCCAATAAAATGCCTGACCATGCGCATGCCATAATGGCATTACACTTACATATCGATCATTGTCTGTGAGTTCATACGATTGAACTATTGTATCAACACAGTGATTGACCTGTGCCTGAGAGAATGAATAAAATTTACTGTCTCCAGTGGTGCCAGAAGTATAAGCAAGAATCCGTTCTCCAGGATAATCACCCCCATCGCGATCAACGGTGGTCTGGTCGGTAATTAATAAACTGTAGTCTGACTTGGTCAATAAATAATCCAGTCGCGCTGGTGCACTATCAGGGTTGACAATCATAATGCTATAATCATTCAAGTCATTGATATAATTTTGAGGATGTTTAACACAAAGAACTGCTCTTTTCATGTCAATACTTAGTGTCAACTTTTTAAAGGAAATAAAATGTTTAAATCTAAATGGTTAGAAAAATCCATGCGTAGCCTAGGCAAGGTAGTAACCTGGCGTATTTCGGTTACCGTTACTAATTTCTTGGGTGGCTGGCTTGCATCAGGTAATCCATGGGTTGGATTGGGTGTAGTCGGTTTTACCTTGGTAGTTAATAGTATTTTATACTATTTCCACGAACGTGCCTGGAATCGTATTGATTGGGGCAAGCATTCATCTAATTCTGAAACAGTTTAGGCAAACCATCCGACAGGAATAGTTGATTATTATTGATTATTCCTGTACAATAGTAACTTATTCAAAGGAGAAATCTATGTCAACCCGTGTCTTTACTGTAGAACAAACAACCAAACTAACACAAATCATCAACGAAGGTATGCAGGTCACTCATGAGATTGAAACACTCACCGAAGGCTTGAACGATACTGTCAAGGCCATTGCCGAAGAAATGGAAATCAAGCCAGCTATCCTTAAACGAGCTATCAAACTGGCACACAAAGCTGAATTTGGTCGTGCCCAACAGGATCACGAAATACTTGAACAAATCTTGACCACAGTTGGCAAAACATTATAAGTAGTAATATGAGTCGCTCACACACGAGCATGGATCATGGTCGACCGGCCATAAACGGAGAAATATTTGAGCTACATTGATGCATTGTTTGATCGCGAACACGATCGCATACACATAGTTGAACGCAGAGATGGCCAAAGGCAATATCGCGAGTATCCTGCCAACTATATCTTTTACTATGATGATCCCAGAGGCAAGTTCCAGAGTATTTTTGGTACACCTGTGGCCAGATTCAGCACAAGAAACAACAAAGAGTTCCGCAAGGAAATGCGTATCCAAAGTGGCAAACGCCTGTTTGAAAGTGACATCAATCCAATCTTTAGATGCCTGGAAGAAAACTACAAAGGTCAAGATGCGCCCAAACTGAATGTGGCATTCTTCGACATTGAAGTGGACTTTGATCCTGAACGTGGATTCAGTCCACCATCCGATCCATTTAATGCTATCACAGCCATAAGCGTATACCTGGGTTGGTTGGAACAGATGGTTACCCTAGTGATTCCTCCCAGACACATGAGTCCCGAGACTGCTGAAGAAATTGCCAGTGAGTTTGAAAACACCATGATTTTTGAACGTGAGGAGGATCTGTTAAAGACTTTCTTGGACTTGATTGAAGATGCCGACGCACTTTCAGGATGGAACAGCGAAGGATTTGATATTCCGTATACTGTGAATCGTGTGACTCGTGTACTGAGCAAAGATGACACACGCAGATTTTGTCTATGGGACCAATTTCCCAAGCAACGCATGTTTGAACGCTTTGGTGCAGAAAATCAAACCTATGACCTGATCGGTCGCGTACACATGGACTATATGCAACTGTATCGCAAGTACACCTATGAAGAACGTCACAGTTATAGCCTGGATGCCATTGCTGACTATGAACTGGGTGAAACCAAAACTGTGTTCGAAGGCACACTTGATCAACTTTACAATCAAAACTTCAAGACCTTTATTGAATACAACAGACAGGATACCATGATCCTGGCCAAGCTGGATAACAAGTTGAAGTTTTTGGATTTGGCCAATATCCTGGCACATGAAAATACAGTATTGCTACAGACCACTATGGGTGCTGTGGCCTTGACTGAACAAGCAATTATCAATGAAGCACATGAACGTGGTATGGTAGTCCCTAACCGTAAAGAAAGGCTTTCAGATGAAGATACACAAGCCGCAGGTGCCTATGTTGCTTACCCTAAAAAAGGTATCCACGAATATATCGGGTCAATCGATATCAACAGTCTGTATCCGTCGGCGATCCGTGCTCTTAACATGGGTCCAGAAACCATTATTGGACAACTACGTCAAACAATGACCGATCGGTATATTTCAGACAAGATGCAGGGTAAAGCCAGCTTTGCTGCTGCTTGGGAAGGCCTGTTTGGAAGCCTGGAATATACCGCAGTAATGGAACAACAGCGTGGCACTGAAATTACCATAGATTGGTCGGATGGAGCGGAAACTGTGCATAGTGCTGCCGAAGTATGGAAAATGATATTTGATAGCAATCAACCCTGGATGATCACTGCCAACGGTACTATATTCACATATGAGCGTGAGGCTGTAATTCCAGGCTTGCTCAAACGCTGGTATGCTGAACGTAAAGACATGCAGGCTCGGCTAAAGGAATGCACCAACAAAGATGATGAAGAATACTGGGACAAGCGTCAGTTGGTCAAGAAGATTAACCTGAACAGTTTATATGGTGCTATTCTAAACCCTGGATGCAGGTTCTTTGACAAACGTATTGGCCAAAGTACAACTCTTACAGGGCGGGCCATTGCCCGGCACATGGATGCTTATGTGAATGAATGCATCACTGGCAAGTACGATCATGTGGGCGATGCAATCATTTATGGTGACACTGACAGTTGTTACTTTACAGCCTATCCGGTGCTTAAATCAGAGATAGATGCAGGCACCATGTCATGGTCAAAAGAAATTGCCATACAGTTATATGATAGCATTGCCGATCAAGTCAATGACAGCTTTCCAGGCTTTATGGAACAGGCGTTCCATGTGCCAAGAGAAATAGGTTCTGTAATCCGAGGTGGTCGTGAAGTGGTAGCCAGCAAAGGCCTATTCATTACTAAAAAACGCTATGCTGTCATGATCATTGACAAGGAAGGCAAGCGTATAGATGTGAACGGCAAGCCCGGCAAGGTCAAGGCCATGGGTTTAGATCTCAAGCGATCAGACACACCCAAGGTCATACAGGAATTCTTAAGCACAATCTTGGATGATGTGCTGACAGGTTCTACTCGCGAAGAAATTATAGAAAAGATCCGTGAGTTCAAATACTTGTTCAAGGACAGACCTGGCTGGGAAAAAGGTTCACCCAAGCGTGTGAACAACTTGACCAAGTATGGCAAAGAAGAAGAACGCCAAGGTCGAGCCAACATGCCTGGTCATGTGCGAGCAGCCTTGAACTGGAACAACCTGCGAGTCATGAACGGTGACAAGTACAGTCTACAGATTGTGGATGGTATGAAGACCATTGTATGCAAACTAAAAAACAATCCATTGGGTTGGACCAGTATCGGCTACCCCACAGATGAGATACATTTACCCCAATGGTTCAAGGACTTGCCATTTGACGACGGTGAAATGGAAGCTACTGTGGTAGATCAAAAGATTGATAACTTATTGAATGTGTTGGATTGGGACTTGGCCAGTGCTACCAATACTGAAAACACATTCCAAACTTTATTTGACTGGTCATGAAACTGAGTGAACTAGTATACTATTATAATCAGCTGGAAGTGCTGTGTGCCGGGCCAGCTCAAGTGGCAGCTCAAACGGCCCTGCAAGAAATCACGCAGTGTATACAGGATCAACCGTTGACAGTGCTGGATCACAGCAAAGTATTGTTGCACACACAACAACAGGCCATTGACCAGCAGTTTGAGCAGTATGCGCACCTGGTACAACAGGCCAAGCAACAGGTCAAAGCGCAGATATCCATATTAGAAACAGCCATGTTCCAACAGAGCTATCAACTGTATGAACAGGAAAAAAAACAACTGGTAGGGGCCCCACAATCACAGCAAGAATGCTATCAACAGTGCCTGGACCGTTTGCCAGTGCTGGACAAAACTACCCTGGACCTGTATGTGGCCAGAGTCATGCGCTACAGTGACTGGCATCATGCAGCCATGATTTTACACCCGGGTCGAGCTGATTTTATTCAGCACATGGTCGACCATGATCCGTTGTATATCATAGACGAAGCACATGAATTACTCGAGCCTGCCTTACAAAGATTCAACACATTGTATCAGCAAAGATTGCGTGCCTACGTGATTCATGAGCAAGAGAACACTGCCATCATGGCCAAAATACCCAATAATCAATTTGCTGTTTGCCTTGCATATAATTTTTTTAATTTCAAACCGTTTGAAGTGATTAAACAGTATCTTGAAGAAATATATTGCAAGCTGTTGCCCGGTGGTGTGCTGATCATGACCATCAACGACTGTGACAGTTACAAGGCTGTGATCTTGGTTGAACAGTTTTTTGGTTGCTATACCCCAGGAAGTCTGGTTTGCGGACTAGCAGACAGCATTGGGTTTGAAAAAATATTTACCTGGCAAGATAATGGGCCCATGACATGGCTGGAATTCAAAAAACCCGGCGTTATGGCCTCACTCAAGGGCGGACAAATGACTGCAGAAATAGTTCCATACCCGGTTGCAAAATCTAAATAACTGTTGTACAATAACATATCAAGGAGAATTACAATGAGAGATCACTTACTAGACTTAGTAGAACACACGCTGGACCTAGGTTGCATTGACCTAGTTAGGATTGCTGGAACTGACACAGAAACTGCAATCGACGCTGTTGCTGAAGATCGCAGCGTGGTAGTAAAGGCCGAATTTGCCGCACCGGTAGCAGACTTTATAGGCACATTTGGCATGCCTAACTTGAGCAAACTCAAGATCATGTTGAACCTGCAAGAATACAGAGAAAATGCAGTATTACGATTGACCAAGAATGCCGCTGGAGAACCTGATGGAGTTGAGTTCCAAAATGCCACAGGCGACTTTAAAAACAGTTATAGATTCATGTCAGGTGCCTTGGTAAATGGCAAGCTCAAGACTGTGACATTCAAAGGAGTTCCATGGCATGTGGAATTTACTCCAAGCGTGGCTGCAATTCAGCGATTAAAGATGCAGGCACAGGCCATGGCTGAAGAAGTCAACTTTCAGACCAAGACTGAAAATGGTGACCTAAAGTTTTACTTTGGTGATCATAGCACACACGCTGGTAATTTTGTGTTTGAACCCGCAGTTGGTGGCACACTCAAACGCACATGGTCATGGCCTGTCAAGACTGTGATCAGTATACTAGATCTAGTCGGCGACAAAACATTCCGTATCAGCGATGATGGAGCAGCCATGATCACTGTGGATTCTGGCCTGGCCACTTACAACTATATCTTGTTGGCGCAGACCAAATAATGATTGTTGATTTTTCAACAGGATGGAAGATGTCGGAATGGAAGCATCGTGGTGAATGCTTCCTTCATCAGACTCTTGGTAATAATTATACCTATATCAATATTCCAAAAAATGCCAGTAGCTGGATGAAAAAATATTTTAATGGTAGAGAATACAATTATATTAACAATCCTATTGATTCTACATTTGTAGTGGTATTACGAGATCCAATAAGTCGATGGGTGTCTGGAGCAGCTCAGGTGTTTGCTGGGTGCTCTCCCGAAAGTCCTCATTTTTTCTTGAACATAGGATTTAATCTTATATTTGATCATATAGTATTCGATGAACATACTGCACCACAAACAATGTTCTTAGACAAAATAAATTACGATCAAACTGTGTGGTTTAATTGTGATTCTACCTTGACTAAGAATTGGAAGTCATGGGCAAGTGACAGACTTATCGCACCGGGAAAAAGATCAGCCCTGGATACCACCACAAATCCACATAACATATCTGCATTAGGACAGGCCAATAAATTTGTTAAGTGGCCTGACGGAACTCAACAGACAGTTACTGGATGGACTCAACAACAAATAATTAATACATTAACAGATCATCTAAATACTTGTCCTATGCATCTTGAACAACTTAAAAATTTCTACACAAAAGATTACGAATTAATACAATCAATAAGGTTTTATGACGCAAGATAATTTAACAGCCAAACAGCTGGACTATGCTGTATTCTTGCCTGCTATCAGTGGCTTCTATGCCACCTTTGTAGGCAAACAACGTGATCCTGTAAACGGACCCTATGTGGATCCTGCTAGAATGCCCGCAGGTCTCAAAGACATGGAAATGATGAACTGGCTCAATGATCAAAAGGGTCTGTTCCCTTATAAATGGTCATTGTACTCAGGTGGTCATGCCAATCTAGATTTGACCAAGCAGGACTGGTCGGAAGACATGGTTCGTAGTCGCGATCCTAAAACTCTTATGCTGGGCGACTCTGGTGGATTCCAGATTGCCAAAGGACTTTGGGAAGGTGAATGGCATGATCCAACTGGACCAGAGGTGCTTGATAAAATGGCCAAAGCTCAGGCCAAAGGCGTTGAACATGTTCCAACACTTGGTCCAAATGGTAAGCCCAAACATGATAAAAATGGCAATACAAAGTACACCACAATTGATCATGTTAAAAATTATCAAAATTTATTAGATGCTGCACAGAAAAAAAGAGAAGCTGTAGTTAAATGGCTAGATGGCATTTGTGATTACGGTATGACGTTGGATATTCCAACCTGGGTTATAAATGACAAAGAGGCCAATGGTAAAATTGGTAACTTTGGAGATATAACAGAACTAGTCAATGCCACCAAGTACAATAATGAATTTTACATGAAGCATCGTAAAGGCATTCGGAATGGCGGTATGAAAGTGTTGAATGTGTTACAAGGTGCCAACCACGACGATGCAAACAGTTGGTATGAAACCATGAAGCACTATTGCGATCCTGTTCAGTATCCAGATACACACTTCAATGGCTGGGCAATGGGTGGACAGAACATGTGCGATGTTGAACTAGTGCTAAGACGATTGGTAGCACTACGCCATGATAATTTACTACAAGAAGGCATTCATGACTGGATGCACTTCTTGGGCACAAGTAAATTAGAATGGGCACTGTTGCTTACAGATATTCAAAGAGCCATACGTAAATATGTAAATCCTGCTTTCACTATCAGTTTTGATTGTGCCAGTCCATTCTTGGCCACAGCCAATGGACAGGTGTATCATCACATTGACTTACCACACAATGACAAGTGGTGTTATAGAATGAGCCCTATTGTGGATGACAAAAAGTACAGCTCAGATACCAGACCATTTGGACCAGCTGTGATAGCAGATGACTTGATCAAGCACTTTGATGAAAGTCCAATTAGTCAGTTACTGACTATGAAAGATGTTTGTATCTATGCACCGGGCGATTTAAACAAAATTGGCAAAGAAGGTAAAACTTCTTGGGACAGTTTCAGTTATGCATTGTTAATGGGACACAATGTTTGGATGCATATAGAATCGGTACAACGAGCCAATCGTGCTTATGATTCGGGCACATGGCCAGCCATGATGTGGCATCAAGGAACCAAAAATCGCACAGGTGATCATGCCCGATTTAAAGACATCGTGGATGCTATATTTGCCACGCCAGACCGCGCCGAAGCTGAAGCCATTATTGATCATTATGATCGTTATTGGATGGATATTCCCGGCACTCGTGGCTACAAGGGAGACAATGTAAAAAGTGGTCGTCCATTGTTCAACGTATTTTTTGAAGTTAACGATATTGAGAACACCGAAGTTGACACAGATACCGATGACAGTGTACAATTAGATCAAACAGCACTGGATCAACTGGAACAGGAACAAGCATGAACCGAGCAGGACATGAAACAGCCAACTGTTTTGTTGGCACCGAAGTTGAACACTCACCAGCATTTGGCCACAAGACCTTGTTTGTGGTAGGTGTACAAGATCCTGTGATGCTGGTTGATTTGGCCAGAGCCAATGGATGTACCCATGTGTACTTTGGTGCCAATCAGAGTTTCCTTGATCCAGGCAAACTGTCTGGGGTACTGTGGTCAGCTTGGGAAGTCATGATTAAGACAGTGATGGATCATGGTTTCTTGTGTACCCTGGATCTAGATGTTTCAGCTGTGGAAGGCCTGATTGAAGGCCCCTTGGTTGAATACAACAACTTTATTCCAATGATTTCAGTCAAGCTACCCTACATACAACAGTTGGGGTACAATGCCACAATCAAACTGGATGATCGGGATTTTGCTGCAACCAATCCTGGAGTCTGGTGCCATAGTTTACATGACTTACGAGATCGCCAAGTATTCACCGACTGGTCTCGATACACCAAGGATGAAATCGTAAAATGATTAGACGAATCTGGAATCGATTGATCAGCTGGGGTATAAATTATCCAGAGCCTCGTAGACTCAGCAAGATCAGACTGAGCGAACGTGATACCGTGATCAGAGACTCTGACCAGGTAGATTTACCAAATCCATTCAGTTTTAAAATACAAAAGGCTACCGGTGGCACCATTGTTGAGGTTCACCATTATGATCGTAAACGCGACGAAAGTGTAGTAAACTTACACATAATATCCGACGAAGTAGAAGATGTAGCAGGTGCCATTGGGCGAATCGTAACAGTTGAACTATTGAAAGCATAACATGATACAAGAACAAAGAGAAACAGTAGAACGCATCCGCGAAGCCGCTGAGCGTAAAATTTGGGTGACCTTTAGAAAAGAAGGTATCCATCGATATCCTGCAGCCGCTGTGCGAGAGGATTTGAACACAACCGACGAATATGATGTGACCTTCTTGAGTTATCCGCATCGCCACATATTTCATTTCAGAGTATGGATCGATGTGTTACACAATGATCGTGACATTGAGTTTATACAGTTCAAACGCTGGTTAGAAAATTTATACGCTTCATCTATATTAAAATTAGAGTGGAAAAGTTGTGAGATGATCGCAGATGACTTATATATACAGATAGCAGATCGATATCCCAATCGAGCTGTATGGATCGAAGTGGCCGAAGATGGCGAGAACGGCTGTTTGATCAAGTATGAACTTTCTCGCCCTAACCTTAGTATTAAATTCTAGAAGGAAGAATCATGGGCAAGCCCCAACATAAACCCAATCCAAGAGCAATCGCTATCATGGACGACCTTGACCTCTATCGAGATTTTTGTGTAGAATATGGATATAGATTCCGCGAGGAGGATCTTTACAACTTCAAGAGCTATGCCTGGCAACAGTACAACAAGTACAGCCAAGGTAAAAATGCCAAGAACATGTGGCTGGAGGATGCTAGAAGATTGGGCCGTCCTGTATGAGAAAACTATTTTACATGGGCTTAGAATCGTATGAAGCAAGATACACTCTACAACTGACTGAATGGAACCGGCGTGTGTTTGATCGCCGTGGCCTGGATGTGGTATATGTTCCAGGAAGCACTATTGACAGCACACAAAGTATCAGTGTAGGACAAGTGCTGGATGCACATGGCCGCAGTTACTTTGGCATGAGCCAGATGATGAATCTGGTGCAGATGATGCGTAACGGCGAAGTCACTGATCAAGATGTCATCTACTTTGAAGACATGTTCCAGCCTGGTATTGAAAGTTTGCCTTATATCCTTGACCAAGTTGATGCTAGCCAGCGACCCAGGATTTATGTGCGCTGTCTTGCACAAGCTATTGACCCAGATGACTTTGTGCATGTGTGGGGTATGGCTGAATGGATGGCCACATACGAACGCATGGTCAATTGCTTTGTGACTGGTGTGTTGGCCACAAACGAAGAGATGGTGGCTCACATGCGTATAGCCGGATATCGTGCGCCAATTTACAACATTTCAGGCTTGGCATTTGGCAAGTCAGAAGTGCTAGAGCGTATTGGTGGTGAGTCTAACATTCGACCGTTTGGTGAAAGAAAGATGCGTGTGGGCTTTGCGGCCAGATTTGATCAAGAAAAGCAACCAGACTTTTACATGGACTTGATTGACATGTATCATGGACAAGGTCGTCATGCTGATATTGAGTTTGCTGTGTTCTCAGGTGGCCCGTTACGCAGTAACAATCCGCGTTATATCGATCGTGCTAGACAACTAGAACGTGAAGGTCGGTTGGTAATTTATGAAAACTTGAAGAAAAATGATTATTATAATTTGCTTAATGATACTCGTGTTTTGTTTAACTGTGCTTTACAGGACTGGGTCTCGAACACCGTTAGCGAAGCTGACACTCTTGGTTGCAATGTCTTATATCCTGCTTATCGCAGTTTTCCTGAGACATTTGCTGACGACCCTAATCGATTATATGTTCCCTGGAGCATAGATGATGCCTATCACAAGTTAGAAAACCTGTTGCAAGAACTGCATCACAATTCTGGACTGATTTCAGACTGGAACAATGGCACAGTTGATCGTGTGGTAGACATCTTGGAAGGATCGGGCGAAGAATGGAACCGTGCTGGCAACAGATATCGCGACCATGTGAGCCAGGCCAAATATCATGTGAGAAAGATCGAAGGATGACTAAATTTGACAGCGACTGGTTCGAAAAAGAATCAAAAAAATTAAAATATGATGTTTCTGCTAAAGAAGTGTTTGGAAACGATGTTTTACTAACTTACAAATACAATCATCTTTTTCGTACTCCTAGAGAGGACTGTGTGACCAAAAAGTTTAGCATGATACCATTATGGTACCTGGACTTTTTGGCCAGTGTTGCTCCAACACAAATTGTTGACGTCGGTTGCGGTGCAAATTTGTTCAAACACTTAATTAAAAAAATTTACAACATTGATTGTCACGGCATTGACCCTACCCCGGAGAACTACACAAACCGTGCAGCTGATGAATTTGATCATTTTGATTCAGAATTCAGTCAAGGACACACCGAGGCTTATCAATGTGCATTTTCAATAAATGCTTTGCATTTTGTGCCATTAAGTCAGTTGACAACAAGAGTTATGGACTTCTACAACATTGTTGCAAAAGGCGGCAGGGGATTTTTAGCATTAAACTCTGCTCGTATGTTAGAACGCTCTAACTCGGAGTGGCTATTAAGCACATTTGAGACGTCAACTCCAAGCTCCTTGCAAGTGCAAGAATATGTGTACAATCAACTGTCTACTCTTGACATAGACTTTATTGTAATCGATTTGCTGATTACTGAACAGCCCAATGAGGTCATGGACGGAAATATCAGAATGGTATTTAAAAAATGAAAATTATAGTAACTGGAGCAGCTGGCTACATAGGTGGGCAGACTGTGTTAAATTTGACTGATGCCGGTCATGAGGTATTTGGTATTGATTTAAGAGTGCCTTCTGATCAACTGACACGAACTGGCAATACTTGGTGGCACACTGGAGACTACGCAACAGAAGTGGCCTTGATCACTAGCAAACAGTTTGCCCCTGATGCCATCGTACATTGTGCTGGAACAAGCCTGGTTGGTCCCAGCTTGTTTATGCCAGAGTTATATTATGAAAATAATTTTGTAAAAACAAAACGGTTGTTAGATTTTATGTTGGCCAATCAGATGATGAATACTCGCTTTATTTTCAGCAGTAGTGCAGCCATTTACGGTGAGCCAGTCATGACTCCATGTCAAGAAACTGATCCTGCAGAACCAATCAGTCCATATGGTGAAAGCAAACTCATGATTGAATGGATGTTGCGTAGTTATGCACAGGCATATGGGCTGGACGCAGTAGCATTCCGTTATTTCAATGCTTGCGGTGCGGATCGCATGAGTCGACATGGACAAGAATCTGGTGCCACGCATATCATAGCCCGTGTGCTAGAAGCTATACGTGACCAATCTGATCAGTTTGTGCTGAACGGACAGGATTTTGCCACTGAAGATGGCACCTGTGTGAGAGATTATGTACATGTCGAAGATATTGCTCAGGCACATGTGACAGCCATAGATCCTGCTGTGCCAGGTGGTGTTTATAACTTGGGCACCAATCAAGGCTACAGCAATTTGCAAATTTTGCACGGTGCTATTGGCATAACCAAGCAGGACTTGGCCTATACTGTTGGTCCACGACGATCTGGAGATCCAGCCACTTTGACCGCTGATAGCACAAAATTCCAAGGTGCAAGTTCGTGGAGGCCCGAACATGGACTCGAAGACATGATTGCACACGCCTGGGCCTGGTACAACAGATGAGTTTTCAAACTCTGTTTAACTTTGAGTCTGCATTGGCTGAATACACAGGTGCTCCTTATGCGGTCGTAACAGATGGTTGCACTCATGCTCTTGAACTTTGTTTTAGATTGGATAGGGTTACTTATACCGAGTTTACAGCATTTACCTACATCAGCGTTCCGCAACTGATGCACAAGCTCAATATCACTTATCAGTTACAATCAGACTATTGGTACACCGTTGGTGAATATCACTTCAAAGGGACCAACATCTGGGACAGTGCTCGCAGGCTTGAATCAGGAATGTATCGTGTGGGTCAAAAACAATGCGTGAGTTTTGGGCATGGTAAACCTTTACAGCTAGGAAAATGTGGTGCCATATTACTAGATTCAAAAGCAGAATATCTAGCATTGAGCTGTATGAGATCGGATGGTAGAGATCTTAGTATTGTACCTTGGCAAGATCAACGGGTATTTAAAGAAGGCTATCACTATTGTCCAACCTTGGAAACTTGCCGGCTGGGCATAGACCAATTGCCCAATATTACCGAACACATAACAAAACAACAGTATCCGGATTTGCGAACCATTGACTTCCAGGTCTAAATACTGTATACTAACACAAACAGTGGAGAATAAATGGGTTACGATAAAACATATAAAGATTTTCAACAAGGTGAACACTTGATCAATGTGATAGACGACAAAGGCTATGAAGAAGCCAATTTGGCCGATGCTATCCGCTTTAGAATGAAGCGTGATGGCAAAAGATTTTGGGCTGGAGACAACATCAGCAATTACTTGCACGAAGGTGATCGAGAAATCCTAATCAACGAAACTACTCGAGCATTCGAAAACGTACTAGACACATTGTTGATCGATAGAGAAACGGATCCTAACAGTCGGGGCACAGCACGACGACTTGCTAAAATGTATTTTAATGAAATTATGTCAGGCAGATATGAACCTGCTCCTGATGCTACAGCGTTTCCCAATGATAGTGAGGATAGATATGAAGGTATGTTGGTTGTGCGAAGTGAGCTTCGCAGCATGTGTAGTCATCATCATCAGCCTGTCAGTGGAGTTGCTTATATCGGTATTATTGCTGCCAACAAACTTATTGGTCTATCTAAGTATACCCGGATTGCTCAGTGGTGTGCTAGGCGTGGCACACTACAAGAAGAACTGTGTAACGACATCGCAA